ACATTAACCCTCCGGATAGAAAAAGAAGAAAGCCGGCTTAAACAACTTTCCAATGATAACAAACCAAATTTATAACGAGGATTGCCTGGAGGCGTTGAAACGTGTTCCGGACAATTCTGTAGATTGTATAATAACCGATCCGCCTTATTTCCTGGGAATGACACATAACGGGCAGAAAGGCAGTTTTAAAGATTTGTCTATCTGTAAACCCTTTTACCGGGATTTGTTTCAGGAGTTTAACCGGGTGAAGAAACCCGGTGCTTGCGTGTATTTTTTTACGGACTGGCGCGGATATGCTTTTTATTATCCGTTGTTTGACTTGTATTTAGGCGCGTCAAACATGCTCGTTTGGAATAAACAGTCGGGGCCGGGTAATCATTACGCCTTTATACATGAACTTATTTTGTTTCATTGTGGAAAGGGTGTTTCTATTGGTGCCACAAACATAATAGATAATATCCGTTCTTTTGCGTCCGGTGCTAAACTGGTAGAAGGTGAAAAGGTTCATCCCACGCAAAAACCGGTGGCGTTGATCCGTAAACTGATTGAAGACAGTACAAAGCCGGGCGATTTGATCCTGGACACTTTCGGCGGTTCCGGTACTACGGCCGTGGCATCCATTGAAAGCGGCCGGAACTTTGTTTTAATGGAACAGGACGAAATTTATTATTTCACGGCACAGAAACGAATAAAAGATGCGTATGAACGATTTAACGGTGGTAGATAGTATTTACCTGGATGCGCAGCAAAAAGAGGATGTACGGCGTTTGTCTTCTTTAGGGTATTCTTCGAAAGACATAGCCGTTTCCCTGGGGCTTTCTCCGGAAGATGTCGGGCTTTTTGTCCGGGATGCGGAAACGGTGGGAACTTCTGTTAACTTTCTGATCCGGGAAGGGATTCTCGTAGCACGTGCCGCCCCTGAAATAAAACTCCATGAAGCGGCGGAAGGTGGAAACGTGGAAGCTATAAAACAGCTGGAGGCCGTACGGAAAAGACATACTTTTGAACGTTTAATCGAACAAATGGATGACGACGAATTTAATTAAGCCCTCACGAATAGACTTTGACAAGGTGGATATCAACCAGATTCAAAGGATTCTTTCTACCGGTACGCTGGAAGCACTCGCGCCCGATGAAAGGGAATATTACAGCCTTATGGAAATGGTACGGGGCCTTCGTGCCCGTATGCGTATAAATGGCAAGTTGGTGACAAAGGCCGGTATCATCCGCCTTTTAAAGTCGGAGCCTTACGGCCTTTCGGACTGGATGGCCCGCCAGGTGTACGCCGACAGTCTCAATTTCTTTTATACACAGGATAACGTACGCCCGCAGGCTTTCGCCAACCTGTATGCGGAAAAGGCCGAAAATTGGGCGAATACCGTCTTTCTTATGGGTAATGTAAAGGAGGCTAAGAACCTTCTGAAACTGGCGGCGGAACTTCGCGGATGTTATAAGGACCAACAGACCGAAATACCGGAGGAACTGCTTTCACAGAAAAGCACGGTTATTTATACTACCAGCCGTAAGGATCTGGGTGTTCCTGAAATCGACCGTAAGGAATTGGAAGAGTTTATCGACGCGATACCGGAAATTCCTGTTATTGTACGTGATAATATAAAAGAGGATGCGCGTATTAAAGCTTTTGATCTGAAAAAACGTATGTTGTATGATATCAAAGAGTTCGGGGAAGATAACGAAGGTGAGTAACGCCGATGATGTAGAAATAAAATACGGTCATATAATCCAGGTTCTGACGGACTGGATCGATACTACTATCCTTGTATCTATTGACGGCCGCGGTATGGCTAAATCTACCGTTATACAAGCCAGGCGTTCCGCCCGGTGTGTGGAAGAAATGCCCGGCGGTGCGTTCGCTTTTGTTGCCAATACCTACAGTAACCTGGAAGATAATATAATGCCGGCCGTACAGAAGGGCTGGCAACTTATGGGCCTGATCGAAGGGGTACACTATGTAAAAGATACCCGCCCGCCTGAATCCTGGCGGCGTAAATGTTCGGTTATCGTAGATGATTACAAGCATGTTTATAGCTTCTGGAACGGATGTGTTATTTTCATGGGATCACTGGATAACCCTTCATTGCTTGCCGGAAAGTCTGTAATACATCTGTTTTATGATGAAGCGAAGTACGATAAGGAAATGAAAGTAAACCGCGCTATGCCTATTCTTCGCGGTGATGCGATCACTTACGGACATTCCCATTTGTTCCTGGGAATAACCATTACTACCGATATGCCGGATATCGACGAAAACGAGTACGACTGGTTTTTCCGGTATGTCAAGCAAATGGACCCGGAACGGATCATTAAAATAGTGCAGGCGGCAAGTGTACGTAATGACTTGATAATTTCCCTTTTACGGGAACAAAGAAAGAACAGGCCTTCCCCCTTGAAACTGAAACGTTTGAAGCGGGATATTGAATATTACGATCGGGCTTTGTTGAAGTTGAGAAAAGGGCAGACGTTCTTTCTTAACGCTTCTTCATTCGCTAATGTTGAGATACTTACGATTGATTATTTAAAGCGGTTGTATAATGGTACGCTGGAGCTTCACGAATTTAAAAAGTCGGTGGTGGGTATGCGTCCCGGTCTTCGCAGGGATTTACGTTTCTATGTGTTGTTTGGTGAAGGACATAAGTATTATAACGGTACCATGTCCGGGGAAGCTGCTTACAGCTCGCGGGAGCTCCGGTACCTGCACCATGATAAAGCGATTGAAGGCGGTATGGACTTCGGTAATATGCTTTCTTTGGTGATCGGTCAGGCGGACGGTGCTTATTACCGGGTACATAAGAACTTTTTTGAGATACCGCCGGGCTGGTTCCGGGAGATCGCCGACCAGTTCCTTTCTTTCTTCCAGAACCACGAATACAAAGAACTGGATTTGTACTATGACCGTGCAGGTAATAACTTTGAGAAACAGAAGGAGGATTACGCGGGTAAGATCAAAGACGCCATAGAAAAAGACGGCAGCGGGAACCGTACCGGCTGGATCGTAAACCTAAAGAGCCGTAAACAGGCAGTTATCCGGCAGGATGCGGAATACGACTTCATGCAGGAGATTATGGGCGGTACCAACAATAACCTGCCTATCCTGTTGGTTGATGCGGTGAACTGTAAAGAAATGGTTAGTTCCGTAGAAAAGGCAAAGGCTGAAATCAAATACCGGGGTAACTCTAAAGTAGTGTTCAAAGTGAAGAAGTCCGAAAAGCTGGCACCGAAAAAACTACCGATGTTATCCACCAATTTCTCCGACGCTTTCAAATACTTACTGATGCGCCCCGGCTGGATAGCTTTAGTACGAGGCAAGCGGACGCTGCAGGCCGACTCGTTTGTGGATCAATGGATAGAGAACAGGCATAAAAGGTAATTGCCTTGTAACGCTGGAAAATCGGTTTTCCGGCGTTTTTTGTGTTACCAGGTTACGGGTACCCCCTCCCAGAGGTCATATTTCACCTTTTAGGAGGAGGGCAACTGCTTTCCGACTTCTGAGCGGCTCGGTCTTCGGAAGGTGTCATTTTTTAAGTTTTTGAAATTTTCTCCGGTTTTTGACTGTTTTTCAGTCGTTTATCTGCATTTAGACCAAAATTTTACGCGAAAAAGTGAGTTTTTTATGCGTTTTTGCTTCATTTTTTGGGCGTTTTGGGGTGAATTACCGTGTATTTTTGGGCGGTTGCCTTCATTTTTTTTGGTGGATTCTTAGTATATTCGCTGGTAAAAAGTAATAAATATAAAATCTTAATACTTAAAATAACGAAGAAATGAAAACGGTAAAAGACATTAAAAGTAGGTGATGTGTTTTCTACGGAAAGAAACGGGGAAAAATTGTTATGTACAATTATAGAATGCCGTGGAAGTTTATTTCCTGATGTTTTGAATTTCATAGCTAGGCTAAATGATGATAAAGGTGTTATTTCATTGTGCGGATTGCCGGATAATGATTATTTGCATTTCGGCTGTAATTTGAAAGAAGCAAGCAGGCCTAAAAACGGATATGCTTTTATTGCTGAAAATTAATCGGTTGAGTGTTCGTATAATAAAGCCCTATCAGATTATTTTGGTAGGGCTTTTGTATAAATATATATTTTGAGTATTTTTGCAGCTGCCAAAATACTGCATACCGTCAGAACTTATGGGTGGTACAAACTAAGGTACACACTAATTTTAAGTTACTGATATGAGAAAATTATTTTTATTATGTGTCATGTTGATAACGTTTTCATCATGTAACACTAATCCGCCGGAAGATATAGGGGATTCTTTCGCTGTAGCTAAAGCTTACGTCAAGTTAAATTTAAATTATCCAGAAGAAGCAAACTTTAAATTATCAGGAGTTGAGCATGAATATCTTGGAAATAACGAATGTATTGTAAAAGGTACAGTTATTGCTAAAAATGCTTTTGGAGTGAAATCTAAGTTAAAGTATAGGGTGAAATTAAGGTACAAAGAAGGAAGAGGAATAGATCCTCGTAATTGGGATGTATTGGAATGCTCTGTTTACTAATCTAATTACGTATGAAAAAAATATTTTTAGTTATTGTATTGGCTGTATTGGCAACGACAGCTGCTGAAGCTCAACTTCAAAACACCGTATTTAAAGCTAAAGTCTTTATTAGCGATAAACAAACTTCCATTGGTGAACACGATACAGAAATATTTAGCTATCCTGTATCTGATAGAAAAATAGAAATAGACAGTATTCATGGATTGGCGAGAATAGAACTACCAACAGGAACTAAGTTACGTAGAGTTATAAAATTTGTTGAACACTCTTATGAATCTTTCGGTAAAGTATATAACGGGTATTATCAAACAAATGCAAATGAAAAGATATATATTCGTGAAAATGAAATAGGATTTCATGCTTTTTCGACACTTGGTATGTTTTTTACTTTTCATTTAAAGGGAACGAAAGAAAGAAACGATGTGGAAGAGAAAGAAGAGGCAGAGAAAATGAATTACGGGAATATCTTAAATATGTATGGTTTTCATGATGCTACATGCTATAAATATAGAAAGATTGAAAAAGGAATAAATAAAATGACTGTTAAGTATATTCTTGAGGAAGAAAAACCTCTTTTTGAAGAAGTATTTATAAAGGGAGATTCTGTAATAGATATTTCGGTTTATAAAGAGTGTTTTATAAGATACTCGGATTTAAAGGTTAGTAATTATATAAAATTAAATATTAAGAAATAAGAGAATAATCATTTATGTAACGCTCGCCAATTTCGGTGGGCGTTTTTGTTACAAAGTAACGAATCGTATTGTCGAGAAATTTTCTTTTTCTGATAAACTTTTATTAACGTTTTTTTTTTTTTGTTCAGATTTTAATGCCGACATTTGCCCATGCCAAAAATACTACTGTTATGCAGTCCGGTGAGTCTCGGTTATTGGCTCGAATAAACAACGGGCTTTTTTTATGCCCGACAAATGCTTGTTTAATATAAGGTGGTTGCCTTTCCCTAAACTATATAACCCGATCTTCGGACGGTTTGCGGTAGTGTTTTTGGCGAAACAGGGAAATGGCTTCCGCCTTTTTCTTTTTTTAATAGACCAAAAACACTATCGTTATGAAAAAAGAATTTCAAACCGGTACAAGCTATGTACCTTCGTTTCGTACTGGTAGTACGGACGTAAACACAATCCAACATCGTTATTTCCAGGAACCGAAACAGGAATGTACTGTTTGTTCAACTTCTGGGGCTTATTACTTATCTGCTATCGCTTGTTTCTGTCTTACTTTTATCTATCCACCGGCTGTCATTGGTGCAGTTATATGTGTGTGTCGTGCCAAGAAAGCGAGGAAAGGAGGTCGAAAATGACATCTTATTTTATAGAGCTTAACGAATATAAGCCACAGAATCGAAAATGTGCTGAAATGGCAGAGTTTGCAAACCAGTTTGGTAATACGCTTTGCCCTGATAAAATTTCCTTCGATGCTTTTAAAACTGAACTGGAAGCAAAGGTAAAGGAGCTGAACGAGAAATACCCTAAAACAATGCCGCTGAAGATATCTTCCGGTAGCGGGTTTATTCATATAGACCAGGACACTAAAACACATAATAACGGCTGTGACAAGCCGGTAGCCTATTTTTTTATTTACCGGGTTAAAAGAATATATAGGTTTTCAGAGCGTCCCCAGATAGAAAAGAAAGGAGGTTCCGAATGATATATACTGAATATCAGCAAGTGTTACTTACCCAATTACAAAACAATGATAAAAGAATTGAGGAAATAAAGAAGGAACAGGAAGAAATACAGGGGATGTTTCTACAAGAAAGTAAATTTAAACCGGGTGATCTGGTACAGGTTGATTATAAAATAAGTAATGCTACTTTTAAAGTTCGTGGCTGGATTTTCCGGATTACATTCTGGAGGAATCGCCCCTATTATCACCTGAATTTACCCAAGAAAGACGGTTCCCGCGGATTAAGGGTTAAAAGTATATGCGACGGGGTACTGGAAAGTATAACAAGTATTTCACATATTAAATTAGAAGACTTAAAAGGAGGTGCCAAATGAATACAAATAATCCTGATATCCTATTTTTCGTTAGACGTGAATACGGTGCGCCTTCCATTGAA